AAGTCGAAGTAGTACAAACGCCCATTCATGGGCATAAGCAACGCGTCAAGTGCGATAGTGACTTGAACGAAGAGAAAGTCTAGGGCGCCTTGAGACGCTGTCGGGTACCAAGGGGTTATACCCAGCGTTCCGAGCCACCCTTTTTAAGGGTGGCGGCGACTTTTGCAGAGAGGAAGTGAGAAGTTGGCAGCAAAGAAAAATCCATTGACAGATAAAGCACAGGAATTGTATAAGAGCGGCATGAAACTGGTAGACATTGCTGACCAGCTGAATTGCTCCGCGGCTACGATCCGTACATGGAAGAATCGCTATCGGTGGGATGATAACGAAAGTGAAACGTTTCAAAAAAAGAGTGAAACGAAACGCAACGTTTCAAAGAAGAAAGCTAGAAGTGAAACAGCCTTAGATGATGGCACGCGAGAGACATTGCAGAACGATGACCTTACACCGGAACAGCAGATGTTTTGCGTGTATTATAGCCGAACGTTTAATGCGACACAGAGTTACATAAATGCTTATGGGTGTCGGTACAGCACGGCACTCACAAATGGTCCAGCGTTACTCGGAAATACTCGGATAAAAAAGGAGATAGAACGCTTAAAAGAAATCAAGCGTCAGCAAATCGTCACAGGCACAGAGGACATTGTGGAATTGCAGATGCGGATTGCGTTTGGAGATATTGGCAATGTTGTAGAGTTTGGTCGAGAGGAGATAGAAACAAAGGACGGGCGAACTGTTGAAATCAATTCGTTAAGAGCAAAAGAATCCAGCGAGGTAGATACACAGCTTATCAAGAGTATCACAGAGGGGCAGAACGGCTTGACTGTGGTAATGAAAGATGAACAGAGGGCGATTGACTGGCTGACAAAATATTTCCTCATGCACCCAGATGATAAATACAAGGCTGAATTTGATAAAAAGCGCGCAGAGGTCAAGGATGACTCGGCAGAGCAGATCCTTGAAAATATGCAAACCATTACGGATATTCTGCGGCACCCGGTCACAAACCGGAGTATAGATGATTTTGAGGAGGTGCAGGATCATGAATAAACCGGCACCACTCAGTCAGAGACAGTATGAATATTTCCTGCGGTGTTTTGACAGCTGGCTCAACGTGGCGGAGGGCGGTAAGCGAGGGGGAAAGAACGTACTTGCAACACTGATCTTCTGTTCGCTTCTGGAAACACATAAGAACAAAATTCATCTGGTGGCTGGTGTATCGAATGCCACTGCAAAGCTGAATATCCTGGACTGTGATGGATACGGACTGCTGAATTACTTTGAGGGAAGATGCCGCGAGGGAAAGTATAAGGATCGTGACTGCGTGTATGTGCAGACCAAGACGGGCGAAAAGGTGATCCTGGTATCCGGCGGCGGTAAGGATGGAGATGAGAAGCTGATAAAGGGTAATACCTACGGGATGGCGTATGTGACCGAAGCAAACGAATGTCATCCAAAGTTCCTGAAAGAAGTATTTGACCGTACACTCTCCAGTTCCGACCGTAAGATATTTCACGACCTCAACCCGAAAGAGGAAGAACACTGGTATTACACGGAGATCCTCAAGTTCCACGAGGAACGGCAGGAAAAGAATCCTGATTATGGATATAACTACGGACATTTCACTTTGGCAGATAACATGAGCATGACAGACGAGCAGATCCGGAAAGTGTTAAACACCTATCAGAAAGGTACAGTGTGGTACAGGCGAGATATTAAAGGCGAACGCGCTGTTGCAGAGGGAATTATCTTCCGGAAGTTTGCGGAGAACAACGAACCATATTTGTATGATGAGGATACGGATCCTTTGTTTGCCAGGGACATAAAAGGAAAATTGATACACAGACCATCCAAAATCACAATGGGCGTTGACTTTGGTGGCAATGGGTCCATGACAACGTTCGTATTAAAGCTTTTCTTCAATGGCTATCACGATTTGCGGAGTGCCGAGGAAGCAAACCTGGAACTGTCACCAGACATTGATGCAGAAGCGATATGCAGTAAGTTCATAAAGTTTTATAAATACTGCATGGAAAAATATGGTTTTATTGACTGGGTATTCCCGGACAGTGCCAGCACCACGATGATAAACAGTCTGCGGAGTGCTGCGAGAAAAGAAGGACTGCCATACCGACATATTAAAGGATGTCGGAAAAATGAAGTATCAGACAGACCAAGGACATACGATATGCTGATGAATACTGGCAGATGGAAGGTGAACCGGAAGTGCTCAAAGCTTCGGAGAGCAATCGGGAAGTTGAAATGGGATCCGGATCACCCAGACAGACCGGAGGATAAGAATATCGGAAACTGTAACGACTGGTGGGACGCGGAAAATTATACAATTTTGGATTTTATTGAATGTGTTGACCTGGATAGATAGGAGTGTGGATTATGGAAAATTTTGTGGAAACATATTTAAAGGGAAAGGGCTACAATGTGAACAGCAAAGCGCAGGCAGTGATTAAGGAATGTGATAATTGGTACGCAAATCGTGTGATTGAAGATTTCCACGAGCGTACCACGGTGCACGGTACTCCGTATCAGCTGAACCGGATGGGATTTGCAAAAAGATGTTGCGCGGACGACGCAAATTTATGTGAGATAGCAGAGGTAAACGGAGGGAACAACGAAGAGCAGCATGAGTATCTGGTGAATATTCTGGCACAGAATCGCTTTCTCCCTATGTTCCGTAAGCAGATTGAGAGTGTATCCGCCAAAGGAACGGCGGCTTGCTATGTGCGGTTGGACAATGCGGATATTATGTCCGACAATACGGTGCGCGGTGGAAACATCCGGCTGAATTATGTGTCTGCGGAAAATTTTATTCCACTCACAGTTGAGAATGATGAGGTGACGGAAGCTGCGGTTGCGGGAACAGGACTGGTCGGCGGAAAAGTGAGGACGACAGTTGTTGACTTTGTGAAGGACGAGCACGGCAACTATGTTTCGGAAACGAATGTTTTTGACGAATATGGCACGCTACTTCCGGATATGACCACGGTGGTGCAGCTTGGCAGTGTAAAGCCGTTCACTGTCCTGCGGAATGCAGAGGTCAATAATATCGATCACATGATGGGATATGGATATCCGAAGGTCTATGGGGCAATCGGAATCCTTAAAGCTGTGGATCTGTGCTTTAATGTGCTGTTCGGGGATTTGGACAAGGCAGATAAGCTGGTACTGGTCAACGAACTGTTGTGCAAATTTGACGAGGCCGGGAATCCCATCACTCCTAATGAGCAGGTTAAGAAAACGTTTGTTCTGCTGGGAGGTGAAAAACTTCCAGACCAGAAAGAACTGGTACAGGAGATCAATCCGGAAATCAGAGTGGATTCCATCACAAAGTCCTTTGAGCTGTGTCTGTCTCTGCTTTCGTCCATGTTCGGTTATGGGACGAAGAAATACAGCTTTGAAAATGGGCAGATTAAGACCGCAACGGAGTACGCCGGGGAGCGGCAGGATGCCATGCAGGAGTTAAACAAACAGCGCACCGAAGCGGAGAACTATGTCAGGGATATTTGCAAGGCAGTGCTGTGGTTCTCCAATACGTTCCAGGGGACAAATTGGGACTTGGATGAGGAGATCACGGTGGATTTTGATGATTCGTATGTAACCGACCGCCAGAGCGAACTTGAGAGCAAGCGTGCGGATGCATTGTCATTCCGGGAGATCCCGATGCTGACCATCTGGTATCTGATGGACCGCTATCAGCTTTCGGAGGAAGAGGCTACAAAATATTACCGGGAGGGACAGGCGGATCCGGACGCAGATGATGAAACGGAGGATTAAGGCATGTTGACAGACGAACAGTTGGAATTGCTCGGGAACAAGCTTGTGCCACTATACCAGGAACTGGAGCAGGACGTGATCGCGGATATTGCGCGCCGGGTAAAAAAGACCGGGCGGTATACGGAGACAGCTGAGTTGATGGCAAGGGCATTGATGGAACAGGGGTATTCTCCGGCAAGGATTCAGCGCGAGGTCATGAAAGTCCTGCGTGCTGACAAAGAGTATCAGATGGCAGTGGCAGAGCAGACCAAAGAGTATAAACAGTATGTGGCAAGCGAGATCTCCAGAGTTGTGGCGGAAGCTAAGGAGCAGGGGAATGACATTGTGGCAGATGCCGGAAATATGGCTTTTAATGCGGATCTGTCTATGTGGGAGCAGGCGGGAAAAAGTCTGTCCCAGCCATCCGGGTTCCATCAGCTTGTAGATGCAATGGCATTACAAACGAACGGCGAACTCAAAAATCTAACGAAATCTCTCGGCTTTAAGAATATTGGATTTACGGCGCTTGAAAATGTATATCAGCATCAGCTTGACCTTGGGCTGATAAAGCTGACCAGTGGGGCGTATAGCTGGCAGCGGGTAGTGGATGACTGTGTGCGGGAACTGGCACAGAGCGGACTGCGGACGATCGACTATAAGAGTGGCAGGAGCATGCAGCTTGATACTGCGGTCAGAAATTGTATCCGCACAGCATCCGGTCAGCTTGCCGGGAAAGTAACCATGCTGAATATGGACTCGACGGGAGAAAGCCTTGTGGAAGTGTCGCAACACTGGGGTGCGCGGTCGGACGGATCCTGCGGTCACAGCGATCATGCTTACTGGCAGGGCAAAGTATACACTACAGATCGGAGCGGTCACAGGGCGGAATCAAGGCGGCTTGGGTATCCTATCCGCAATCTGGAGGACGCTACCGGATATCCGTCTGATCCGCTTGGACTGTGTGGGTATAACTGCCGTCACAGCTTCTATGTATTTTTCGAGGGGATATCAGAACCGAACCAATGGAATCCGGAGCCTGCGCCTGTCACGGTAAATGGCAGAGATTATGACTATTACCACGCAACACAGCGGCAGCGGCAGATGGAGCGCCAGATCAGAGCAACCAAGAGGGAGATTGAAGCACAGAGAGCACTTGGCGGAGACACAAAGGAGCTGCAAAGCAAGCTTCGGAAGCAGACGGCGGACTATAAGCGATTTAGTTCGGATGTGGATATCAGACCGAAAATGGAACGGCTCAGAGTACAGACGGGAAGTAGCGATTTAAAACATAACAGTGGAAAAAAACATGCCGATAATGTTATAATGCATCCAGACGGAACATATAATAAAGGTGCAATACAGATGATTGAAAGCATTGAGCGAAAAAATACCGGAAAGGGAAATGCAAATGCCATTACGCATTTCGGAACTGGACTTAATAAGCGTCAAAATTACTTGCTGGAACAGCTGCCCGAGTATGATAGCCAGTGTGTTGTGGGTAAGAAAAGCGTGAGTTTATCAGATCTATCAGCACTTACTGCACAAACGGGTGTTGAATTTGCAATGTTTACAAAAGGTGCAGAAAGGCTTATAATTAGAGGAGATGAGAGAAGTGTAAATGTGTCAAAGTCCTATGCGCTAGAATTAAAGCTGCAGGGGTACCGCTGGAGTGGACATACGCATCCGGGAATAGATGATTTCTGCCTTATGCCATCAAGCGGAGATAAAGAAATTCTGAATGTATTTGACCAAGATTACACGGCAATTTATAATTCAACAGGAAAATGGTATGTATTAGAAAAGGAGGTGTACTGATGCGTCCGAAACATAGCAAAATTGATATTGATAATGCAAAAAAGATTGCGAGAGAATATTGCATTCAACATGGTTTGAATATTGGATCGCTTGAAAAACAGCATGTGTATGTAATCAATGGAAAGGCAATATTTGCACAGCCGTCGCAGCGCAGAGCAAGTGGATTGAGGGCGGATCTGGATACACAGCCTAAACCAACGCTTGTTGTTGAAAAGACACCGAAAGGATATGTTGTGCATACAACGGAACATACAAAACATGTTTTTGAGGTAGTACGTCAAAACTAACCATTGCAACGAACGAACGTGTGTGCTATACTATACGGTGGGGTGAGAAAGTGAAGCACACCTATTCGTGGCAGAGTTGCCCGATATGTGGGAATCCCAAAGCTTACAGAGTGCGGGATGACACAAAAGCAGAGCGTTTCCCGGTGTACTGTAAGCGGTGCAAACAGGAAAGCTTAATAACAATAGCGCCTAAGAGCCGAATAATGAGTTTCTAAGAGATTAGAGATTCGTTGTCCGGCTCTTTTTTGCGTTTACAATCCTTATCGCAGAAAATGCGATTCACAAATCATTTTAGGAGGACGCATGAAGAACATTTTTGAAATCATGAAGGAATATGGCTTGGAAGTTCCGGCTGACAAACAGAAAGACTTTGAAAAAGCCGTTCTGGAAAACTATAAGACTGTGACCGACTACAACAACCAGACTGAAAAGCTGGCTGCCGCCAATGAGAAAATCAAGGCGAGTGACGTAGCTACCGAAGAGCTGAAGAAAAAGTTGGAAGACTTTGGAGATGCGGATGTGTCTGCATTGAAGCAGCAGATCACAGATCTGGAGGAGGAAAAGAAAAAGATCGAGACGGATTACCAGGGAAAACTGGCGGATCGTGATTTTTCCGATTCTCTTAGGGAAGGTATTACGGCGGCGAAAGGCAGAAATGTGAAAGCGATCACGGCATTGCTGGACGTGGACACGCTGAAAAAGTCAAAAAACCAGAAAGAGGATATCGCGGCGGCACTGAAAGAATTGTCAGAAGCCGCGGACAGTAAGATGCTTTTTGGTGAGGCAGAGCCGCAGGTGCAGAAGCAGGGGAACATTATCGGAGCCGTATCTGGTGGCGGGGTAGATGCCGCGGACGCAAGAATGCGTGCGGTTATGGGACTTCCGCCAACGCCGAACACAGAGCAGAAATAAGGAGGAAAGACAATGCCGAGCACAATTGCTTTAGCAAAAAATTACATTAACAACCTCGATGAGGTGTACCGCCTGGCATCGGTAACATCGGATCTGACGTCTGATCCGACAATGTCGAAGGCTGGCGCGAACGCAAACGAGATCGTTTATCCGCAGATCAGTGTAAGCGGACTTGGCGATTACGACCGAAATAGTGGATACACCACTGGCGCGGTAGATCTTAAGTGGAAAACAGCAACATTCAATTATGACCGTGGTACAAGGATTTCTGTAGACGTCATGGACAACGAGGAATCCCGTAACCTTGCATTTGGTATGGCGGGAGCCACACTGATGCGTGAAAAAGCAGCACCGGAAGCGGATGCGTTCGCTTTTGCAACACTGGCAGCGCTCGACGGTATTTCCAAGGCAACTGGTACGATCGCAGACGCATCCCAGTTTTTGGACGCGTTGCTGACAGCGTGGAGCAAAATGGACGAGGATGAGGTGCCGCAGGAACAGCGTATTTTATATGCTACGGCAACCCTGCTTAACAGCGTGATGGCTTTGGATACCACAAAGTCACGTGAAATTCTTGGAAAGTTCGCGGTGAAGAAAGCAGTTCCGCAGGCGAGATTCTACACTGCAATCGAAATGCTTGACGGTAAGAGTTCGGGCGAGGAACTGGGACACTACAAAAAGGCGACATCTGCGGCAGATATCAACTTCATGATTATCCATAAGCCTGCAGTCATCAAGTTCGATAAGCATATTGCAAGCAATATTATTCCGGCGGAAGCGAACCCGGATGCAGATGCGGACATTATCAAGTACCGCAAGTATGGTCTGGTAGAAGCCTACGCAAACAAGCGCGCCGGTATCTACCTCAACAGCAAGGCGCAGGAGGTGAGCGCATGAGATTGGTAGGAGTAGGAGCGGAGATGCCTGCTGATAAAAAGGCAGACACAAAGTTGAAAAAGGAACTGAAAGAGCTTAAGGCGGAGAACGAAGCTTTAAAGGCAGAGAATGAGCAGCTTAAGGCGGAGAACGAATCCTTAAAAGCAGAGAAATAGGAAAGGTGGGAGTTGTAATTGAATCATTATATTGATTGGGAGTATTACAGCTCCCATTTTCCGAAGCTGACAGAGGAAGAATTCGATGTGGCGCTTGCCGGAGCAGAAGCAAAAGTGGATGTTTTAACACATTTCCGCGCACAGGCAGCCACAGGCTATAAGCTTGAGCAGGTGAAAGCGGCGGTTGCGAACTTAATCAATGCTATGGCGGATCAGAACAGCGTGGGCGCCGGATCTGGCGTGGCGTCGGTCAGCAATGATGGGTATTCCGAAAGTTACTCGAACGTGACAAAGGAGCAGGCAGACGCGGAACTCCGCAGCGTATGTTTCCAGTGGCTTTCCGGTACCGGGCTGATGGGGTGTTTATGATGGGAATATTTACGGATACCGTCACGGTTTACAACCATCTGCCGGATGACCGGTATCAGCGAACAGTGGTTAAAGGTGTGATGGTAACCGGAAAGACGGTAAAAACCGTGACTGCGGATGGAAAAGTGAATCTCGCGGCGACGGTGAATATCACGATCCCGGAATTGGCGGTGTGCGAGAGAAAGTACCTTCCGAAGCATGAATTCCGAAAACTGCCTGATACAGAGGGTTACTGGACGCTGGATGATGCCGGAAATCTGGACGTAATTGTGCGGGGCGAGGTTGCTGCCGAGATTACGGATGAGTACCGGATCAAGCATCTCCGAGCAGATTATGACTGTGTGACAGTTGCAGAGGTGTCCGACAACCGGAACAAGCCTCGTCTGAAACATATAAAGGTGGTGTGTAAGTAATGGGAGAGCCATTTACCTTTACGCTGAAATCGATGCATATGGACAAAGCGGAAATCATTGAAAAAAGAGGGCTTGAACACAGCGGAAGGGTTCAACAGTATATAGATGCAGAGGTGTTGAAAAAATGTCAACCGTATGTTCCGATGGATACTGGGGAATTGATCCGAAGCGGTATACGCAACACAAAGATCGGGAGCGGCGAGGTAATTTATGATACACCATATGCAAGGCATTGGTATTATATCAACGCCCAGTTTCAGGGAGCAGACCAAAGAGGAAGGCTCTGGTTTGAACGCATGAAGCAGGACGGCGGGAAAGATGCTATTCTGCGTGGTGTAAAGCACATGACAGGAGCGAAATAGTATGACAGTAAGTAAAGCAATTACGGAGTGGCTTAAGGGCTACGATATGTGCGTTGTCAGAGTTGACACGGATCAGGTCGGCGAGGGTACGGATAGTCTTGGTATATTTAAGTCTCCGACCAGAGAGCGAACCGATTTTCTGGAATCATCTTATCAGATCACAGAGTGGTATCAGCTGTTCGTGGTGAGAGATGGACAGGAAAACTGTGACAGGGAGGACAATGACGAGTGGTTGGAAAATTTTGCGTACTGGGTGGACGATTGCCAGTACACGAAGGAACTGCCCAAGCTGGATAACCACCGTACTTGTGAAGACATCGAACTGGCTGGCACGCCGTATATGTTTGAGGCAAAAGAAAATAACACAGTGCTGTACCAGGTAACACTTAAGATAACGTATACAAGGGAAAGAGAGGTAGAAGACGAATGGTTAGAAAACATTTGATCGGGCTGTTTCTGAATGGCGGAACATCCGAGAAGCCGGACTGGGTGCGGGTCAAGAAAGCGACACAGCTTACGCTGGCCATGAACCCGGAGACGGAAGATTATGATTACATCGCGGACGAGGTGCCGACAACGGAGTTAAAGCGGTACAAGCCAAGCATTGACGAGGATCTCACGATGTACAAGGGTGAGAAAGATTATGAGATGATCTGGCCGTATTTCTACGAGATGCGCACCGGATCAGATGCGCACGTGGAATGTATGGTGGTGTTCATGCAGGAACCGGCGGAAGGTGGCGGCTATTTGGCATGGAAGACGGATGCCGTGCTTTCCGTGCAGGATCTCAACGCCGTAGACAGCAAGCTGGACTTTCAGGTACTGTTCGGCGGAGAAGTGGCAAAGGGAACCGCAACAAAATCCGGCGATGCTATTTCTTTCGCTGAGAAAACTGCTGAAACGCAGGCAGCGGAATCAACAGCAAAATCAGCAAAAACAGCTTAAGGAGGTAGATTATGCAGTATGCAGTAAAACACAATGGAGCAACATACATTCTCCCGGTCTTTACCCGTGGGATGAAGAAAAAGATCGATGAAGTGAATGAGAAGATCGCGAACCCGGAAAGTCCGGTGGATGATCGCGTAGATGCCCTGTATGGATTCGTGGCGGATGTGCTTGGAGAGGAAAACGTCGCAAAAGCGCTTGGCACCACCGATCCGGACGAAATAGATCTGAACGAGCTGAACATTTTGTACATCCGCATCACGCGCGAATATGATCGCCCGGTGAGAGAAGCAAACAAACCGGAGCTTGATGCTGATACCAGAAAGGCACTGGCGGAAATTGGATCTCTGGCGAAGAATGCAGAATCCATCCAGCGCGTCATGGCGATGAAGAAATGATTGATCTGATAACGAAAGGCTTACCGGACACCGTGACCATCGGCGGTGAGCCTTTTTTGATATATGGCTTTAGCCAGTTGAGTACATCGGAATTTCTCAAAAGAGAAATGGAGATGCACGAAACAAAAATCCACCTGCTATGCGGGTGGAGTCA